TTCTTACGTTGATTCTGTCAAGTGCAGATTCTCTAATTTGAAGTGTCTTATTACCCCAAATAACAGTTCCAACGTCGTTGAATGTTGCGATTGGGTTAATTCTACCTTGATATAAAGTATCTCTATCTTCTTGAGTTAGTTTAACTCTCGCTTTAACTGAATTTACAAGACCTCTTGTATAACCCGCTGATGCGAACCAAGGGAATGCGATGTTATCAGTTAATGCTAAGTTTCTACAAACTTCACCTGTTGCAGGTAGATAGATTTGTGTATTATTGACAGTGTCTCTTACAAGTATCCAAGGATAGTAAGTCGCTGTGTAGTTAGAATCGATTCCTGTGTTATCGAGAGCATCTACAGCTTCTTGTGGATAAACAATTAACTGAGGGTCAGTTGCGTCTGGTGAGAACATATCATAGTCAGGAGTCGTTGCGATATACACAGAATCCGCTCTTTGAAATTGAACCATGTCGATTGCTGATTCAACTAAGTTTGAGTTATCAATATAGTTGATTGATGCAGTTGCGAATACGTTGATGTTTGTAGATTCAGGATTTGCAAAAGTTAAAATACCAAGTAAGTAAGCGTAGTAGTCAGTGTTAGCAAAATCACTTCTATTATTCTCAACAACTATTCTCTTAAAGATACCATCACCAGTTGCTGTTGGATATCTTTGGTCAGGTGCGAAACCTGCCATGAAACCTGAAGCACCTAATTGGAATCTATCTTCGTTTGTTCTCCACTCTCTGTAGATATCCCAACCATCAAATCCACCTGCAAAACAACATGTGTATTTTCTAGCGTAAATAAAATAATAAGGATTTTCTTGAGAATCAGGGTCGTTTCTGAATTCAGCAACACCACACTCGAAAGCTGTTTGACCACTTGTGTCATATATGTTACCAATTGTTACAACGGTTGCACCTGAGTCCATATGGAAACCTTTCGAAAGATAATTCCAAGGAATAGAGTCAGTTGCTTGTGCCCAATCACCAACAGGGTTTTGTTGACCTTTGTATTGTAAGAACGAATCATCAATACCGTATTGTGTTGCAAAACCTAAATAAGTTCTTCTAACAACATCACCAGGAGATTCAACCGCGTTAGAGCCACCTGAAGTAGTTCCAAACGGAGGATTATAAATTACTTCACCAGGGAAGTTATATTTTGTTTTGAATACAATGTAAGGTGAAGGATTAGAAGCTGAATCATACTCTCTTTGTGTGTATCCATTGAATCCACAAGGAAGAGCATCGATAGGAGCACCGTCCGCCATTTCAACCATAATGTATCTTGAAACTAAAGCGTATTCACCATTTGAAGTTCCAATTCTAACACCAATAAAGTTGTTAGTTGCTGGGTCCATAGTGCAATTCGTGTATTTCTCAAGAACTACAGGATTTTGGTCTGTATCAAAGAAATCTCTAACCAAAATATCAAATGTCATATTATTATATGAAAGGTTTGCAATTGAAACCTTAACTTCTGTATTTGCTGCATCACCATCAGAAATAGATATAAATCTGAAAAGATTATAAACTCTATTACCTCTTAGTTCAGAAACAAAGTAAGGAGTCTTAGGTGACTGATATCTTTGTAATTTCCAAGCTATTGTCGTTGTTGAGTTTGTAACTCTTGCTTCAGGTAAAGCAACTAATTCACAATTCAAACCTCTAATGTAACTTTGATTGAATGCGTAGTTTAAAGAACCTGGATAAATTTCCTCAATAAACAATGGAACTTCATTTCTCGATTTTCCAAAGTTATCAATACCAAACACTTTTGTAAGATATTTTGAAGAAGACGCTAACAACGATGTCTCGAAAGAGAACGTGTCTGCATCTTTTGTAACACCAGAAACTAAGAAAGTTCCAAAAGGATTCTTAGTAACTCCTGAGTATTGGTCAGAACAAACTAACTGAACATCAGTTAAACCTGTAACCTCATAAACAGGTCCGTGATTAGGACTTGAAGCACTATTAGTGAAAAGAGAAATACCTCTTGAACGTAAAGTAGCTACAACCATATTGTTATAGTCAAGGAAAGCAGTTCCAGAAAAAGTATAACTATTACCTGATACTGTTCCACTATAAACAGTGCTACCTAAAGAAACTAAATTAGATACTACATAATCAAATGAATATCCTGAATAGTTGTTTCCACTAGGGATATCAAATGTTGCGTAGAACCAAGGGTCGTTATCTCCAGATGATAAATCGTTATTATCTAAATTAGTTGAATCACTTCCAAACGCATTAACAATTGTTGTATAACCTGATAAATTCGCATAATCAGTTCCAGGAATTGAACCGTAAATAACTGCAGTTGTTGCAGATAAAGAAGGAGTATCAATTATATTACCAACGTATGTGTTAAAACCTTCAGCATATGTTGAAGTTGAACCGTTTGATAATGTAAATTGAGTGTTTAAATCTAATGCCACGGGTGCCGGTAATGCACCTCCAACGAATGTAATTGTATTTCCTGAAGAAGAACCCGTGAAAGACGCACTCCAAGGAGCCGTTGCAATCGCCGAGTTGATACCGATAGTTGTTGGGTCAGGGTTAGCTGTTACTCTTATACTCCAAGATGGACCTGCGTCATAACCAGATAAACCAAGAATTCTTGTAAAGAACATTTGGTTAGACTGTTGGAGATAAGATTTGGCAATATACGCCGCTTCATATTTAGGGATTTGTGTATTCACGAACTTCTCTGGAACTGTTCCACCAAAGTAAGCTTGGAATTCATCGTAGTTGGTAATAAATACAGGTTCAAATGCTGGTCCTTTGATGGATTCTCCAACAAGACCTAGTGTAGTTACACCGACACTTTGAGCCACGAAAGATAAGTCAGTTTCAGAGGTGTATACACCAGGTGAAACGAATACTTTTTGATTTGCTTGTGCTGTTGCCATTATTAAATTATTCTAATGCAGATTTATTTTAATGATAAATATTAGTATCTGAATGAAAAAACTTGACTTTCTGATATCTATTTATAAACGGTGAGAATTAATTCTGCCTTTTTTCTACCATGAAAACAAAGAAAGAAATCAAAAACATAAAAATATCCCCTGAATCACATGATATCCTAAAAAAATACTGTGAAAAGAGAGGTATAAAAATTTATAAGTTTTTAGAAAATTTGATAATCGAAAAGTGTAAAGAAAAGAAAGATATCTACGGAGAGAATTAAACTAACTTGTTTTCAAAGAGAATATTACCTTCCAAAGTGTCATCGTTTTTGACAACCTCAATTCTTAAGATATCATCCAAAGTTATTTGAATAACACCTAAGTCTGTTCCATAATAATTGTTGTTGATGTAAACATCATATGAATCAATATTATTCGAAGAGATAAATGTCATATCAACTGTGTAATCCACAAGACCGCTAAGAACCGTGTTGCCCGAAACAAATAAAAAGTTTTGTCCGAACTCGTCTGGATTTTCAGGATATATTGCTCTTTTTTTCTTTTTGTTGTCAGATTGAACTTCAAATACCTGAGATACTCTAGCAATTGCGGGTTTAACTTCAAATTCTTCTTCGTCAATCAAATAACCTAACATCGTAAAATCATAACTTTGAACGTAATACTTTCTTGAATCCAAATTCATTTGAGATTCATCTGCTACATTATTTAATATTATCGGAACATATTGACCTTTAATAAAAGTATATGCTTGTCTCGATGAAAACTTCTGCATAACAATTTTATTGAGTTGATTCAACTCTCTCATTCTATTACATATAAACTTAAGACTATAATTAATATCAACAGGAACTGGTTGTGGTATTGTGTATATGTCCATACCTTGTTCATTACCATTCCAAGTTGGAACTGATGCGTAATAAAATTGTTTCCTATTAGGAATTGTATATTGTAATGCAGGATTGGTTCCGTATTTAACGTCAGGGCTTCTTACAACTGTAATGAAAGGCGGAGAAGGATTATAATCCAAATCAACGAATAAGGCGGTCTCAACATACTGAGCCCAGTTTTGGGTTGTTATGATTGTATCAACCATGGGAACAACTTTACCTGCGGTCACAACCTCTAATTCAGTTTTAACAAAATCTAACATACCTCTATCCAAATCAGCATGTAATACAGATTTAGGAAGATACGTTCCATCTTTATTAATATACTCCAACAATTGTTCTCTCCTTGCAGATAATGTCTTCTGAGGAACTAATGGTAATGTTGGTTTGACTTGTTTAGGTAATGGCATTCTTTAATTATTTTGTCATTAATCCAACTTGTTTCAACGCACCCCAATGAGATGACGAGTTAGATGAACTAGCACCACTTACAACGCCTGCACCTCTACCTCCTGACTTTCCCACAAACACGTTTGACGAAGGAACCCCACTGCTCACAGCCGCTCTAACATTGTTTTTAGTAACAGGTCCCACGGCATATGGTTCAATTATAAAAAGTTTATTTTTGTTTACATATGGACTAACCGCCAACTCATTTGCTTTCTTACAACCAGCACTGAATAAGTAGACAGGAATCTTTGGATTCTTTTCCAAGAAGTCTTCAATATCTCTTGTTGAAGTGCTATATCTGAAACCTTTTATTTTCTTATCGTTTCCCAATCCAGAATTTAATAATTTTACTTGTGAATCGATGTCCAAATCTCCATCTCTATAATCTAACCCACCAACCAATACAGCATCAAATGAACCAGTTGATTTGACAGAAGATTTATCGGAAGACTTAAAAGGAGTTTTACTTTTCAGTGTTAATTCTTTACCAAATTCTTTTTGATATGCCTTTCTTGTCAACGGACCTGCTTTACCATCAACTCCGTCACCCTTTGGACCGAAATCACCTAAGTCATATTTCTTAACCAAGATTTTTTGAATCTTTTCAACTTCAGGGTCGTATTCAATCTCATTGATTAAAAACTTAAGTTGGTTTTCAGAAATTAAGTATTCCATTCTATTAATTATTATTCAATTATATATATTTTATTTTTTGAATTAACCATTTCAACCGTTTTTGCAAAAAACACTGGCTCTTTAGTTTTTTTAAACACAAAACTATCAAACAAATATGGATTATAAGTTACAACCTCACCATCAGGTTCTTGTGGTATATTCTCACAAGGGTATTCACAAAAATCCTCCAATGTTCCAATAACAAACGCATGAACGTTTTTTGACTTTTCTTTCCTCACTTTTTCTTTACCACCAACTCTAACACGAAATTCAACATTCTTCAATTTAACATAATCAACATGAAGAACAACAAGACCATTTTTTTGAATTGAAAAGGTGTGTTTGTGAAGGTTATAATAAACCATAACCTTTTCACCAATCAAATTATTGGCTAATGATTTTCTTTGAATCTCGGTTATTAATATTATCATATTCCTCTGAATTCATTTTCACTAACATAAGTGGCAACCACTGTTCTATAGAATGGTTTGTATCCACCATACGTGTGTTTATTATCAGACCTTACGTATCCATCATCACTAACAACATAATATCTAACCCTATCCTCACTCTCATAGTAACCAAAGTAATCTCCTTGGAATATTTCAACCTGCAAATCTTCCAAAGTCTTTTGATAAATTGAGAATTTCATATTACCAGGTTCTTGCAATTCAATTTTTGAATTACCGTAATTCTTACCCGTAGGAGCCATAACCTGAACATAACCTTTGAGTTCAACAGGTGCCAAGAATTGAATTCCATCTTCTAAAACCTCACCATAAACATCATCAGTTTTGGTTTTATATCTATCAATACGATAAAGTATAACGGTAAAGTTCATGTCACCAATTAACCACTCTTCACCCATACCGATATCTAAAGCGTAATCTTCACGGCCAAAGAACTTACCTAATCTTGTTATAGGGACTAAATTTTCCATATTGATAAATACTTTAATTATTACTATATTTAAGGTAAAATTTTTTTATGAGGATTCCTCATTCTACTGAAACACATTCCCAAAAAGGTGTTGTTCGATTATAATATGAATCAATCAGACATCACTTTAGAATCAAAAGCGTTATCTCTCCTTGAGAATTATGAAGGAGGAAATAACTATTTGCTTGAACTTAAAAGAAAATCACAAGTCAACCGTAAATTCTATCCAACTAGAAGTCAGTCTGAATATATTATTAACAATCACGACAAACAACCAAAGGTTGCAAAGAAATGGGTTGTTCTTGATGCATACTTTGCACAAAAATTGGCAGACGATAGACTGTTAACTGAAATACCTGAAAAGGTTTGGGTCGAAAAATTATTAGCGGATAAAGAAAAGGCTTTTCATATTTGGGGTAAGATAACTGAATCACAAGAACTACACGATTTTTGGTTACCAAAAGCTGCAATAATCAAAGACAATACAGTAAAAGACGTTGTTGTAGATTATGAAAAATATTCAAAAAGACCTCTCTTATCACATCAGAAAGAGGCAATTCAAAAACTTCTCGAAAACAAGAAATTCATTTTAGCGGATGATATGGGTCTTGGTAAAACAACATCAAGTATTGTGGCAGCACTTGAGTCTGGCGCCAAAAAAATCTTAATCATTTGTCCAGCAACTTTGAAAATTAACTGGAAAAGAGAAATTGAAAATTATTCCGATAGGTCAATCTTTATTGCTGAAGGAAAACAATTTTCATTAGAACACGACTTTGTTATAATAAACTATGACATTATAAAAAATTTCCATGACACTAAGAAAAAAGATGAGTCGCAAATTCTTGGAGCCAATTTTGATTTGGTTGTTATTGACGAAGCACACTATATCAAAAATGCTCAAGCTCAAAGAACAAAATTAATAAACGACCTTGTAAAGAAAATTGACCGTTTATGGTTGTTAACAGGAACACCTATGACATCACGACCAATTGATTATTATAATTTATTAAGTTTGATAGATTCTCCTGTTGCAAAGAATTGGATGGCTTATGTTATAAGATATTGTCAAGGATACCAATTCAAAGTAGGTTCAAGAAAAGTTTGGAACGTAATGGGTGCATCTAATTTAGAAGAGCTGAGAGATAGAACATCGGGATTAACTCTAAGAAGATTAAAGGAAGATGTTTTAGATTTACCAGAAAAAATTATTACCCCAATCTATCTGAGATTAAAATCAAAAGAGTATGAGGAGGTTATGGGAGAATACTACAATTGGTATGAAAAAAATCCTGAAGAATCTAAATCTTTAACGGTCCAATTCACAAAACTTACAAAAGTAAGACAAATAATTGCAAACGAAAAAATTACACAAACAATAGAATTAGCCGAGAACATTTTAGAACAAGATAAGAAGGTTATAATATTTTGTAATTTTACAGAATCATTAAATAAAATTGTTGAACACTTCGGAAAATCTGCTGTTAAGGTTGACGGTTCCATGTCAAAAGTCGAAAGACAACATAGTGTTGATGAGTTTCAAGACAATCCCAAAGTAAAAGTTTTTGTTGGGAATATAAAAGCAGCTGGTGTTGGTTTAACATTAACTTCCGCTGAAGCTGTAATTATGAATGACCTATCATTTTTACCATCCGACCACTCCCAAGCCGAAGACAGAGCATATAGATACGGTCAAAAAAATAACGTTCTCGTTTATTATCCTATTTTTGAAAATACAATCGAAGGAATCATCTACGATATCCTCAACGCAAAAAAACAAGTTATCTCAACTGTAATGGGTGATAACGTAAATTCTGCTGATTATGCTGAAGAAATTTTAAGAAGAATCAACGAGTTAAGACATTAAACGCACTTACAGATTATTTATTTAGAAATAGATAATCAAATATCATGAAAAAGATTGAAGAAGAAATTCAACTGTTAGAAAAACAAATACAAGAAAACCACATACAAGAAGAAAAAAAACAGTTGATTAACGAAATGAAAAAAATCGGAATAGAGAAACTACCTTATTCCTACTCAGCCCTCAAACAATTTATCGATGCAGAAACAATGGACTTCCATTATAACAAGCATTACAAAGGGTATGTAGATAAATTAAACGCAGCCTTATCAAAGAAAAAATACGGTGATTTAGAATTAGAACAAATCATTAAAACTATTAGCCGTTTTGATAAATCAGTTAGAAACAATGCGGGTGGAGCATTCAACCACGCTTTGTTTTGGAACATGTTAACACCTAACCCAAAAAAGTTAACAGGCGAACTTTATAAAAAAATTAACAAAGAGTTTGGTTCATTCACAACTTTCAAAAAGAAATTTGAAACTGTTGCCAAAGATAGATTTGGTTCTGGTTGGGTTTGGTGTTAACATGTTCCAAAACAAAGCGTGGTTGAATGCTCCACCCGCATTGTTTCTAACTGATTTATCAAAACGGCTAATA